TATCTTCCAAACAGAACTGATGAATTTAAAAAACAAGAAGATGATGCTAGAACAAATTTAAGAGAGTTTTATAGAGGTAATACAAATTTTACAGCAGATCAAGAAGGAGGGCAAAAAGCATTAGCAGAGGGATTAAGAAGAAATGAACTTGCACAACTAAGATCTGTAGATAATATTTTTCAAAGTAGAAAAGGTGATGAAAACAGAGCTGCAACAATAAGTGATTTAATGTTAGAACAGAAAAGAGCAGCAATGCCAGACATGGGACAGTATCCAACAACACTTGGTTTTGCAGGTGGTGGAATAGCTAGTTTAAAAAAAAAGTATTATGACTAAAGAGAATCCAACACTTGTAAAAAACATGAAGTATGTTAAGTTCGACCAAATCCCACCTTTGAAAGGACCAAGTTCTCAAGGGTTGATTAAAGAACAGAAACAAGATAAACCAATACAGGATAAAAAATATGGCAGATATAGATAAGTCTCTTCCCAACACTCGTACTGAATTAGAAGTTCCAGGTGAGGAACAAGAAATCGATGTTACTGAACAGACGGCACAAAAACCCGTAGAAGTAATACCAGAAGAAGATGGTGGAGCAACTATTGACTTTGATCCAGGAGCCGTGAACCAAGCAGGTTCAGATTCACATTTCGATAACCTAGCAGATATTTTACCTGAAGATGTTTTAGATCCAATCGGATCAAAACTTAGAGGAGATTACACAGATTACAAATCATCAAGAAAAGATTGGGAACAATCTTATATTAACGGTTTAGATCTTTTAGGATTTAAATACGATAATAGAAACGAACCTTTTCAAGGAGCATCAGGTGCAACTCACCCCGTTCTGGCAGAAGCAGTTACACAGTTTCAAGCATTAGCTTATAAAGAATTATTACCCAGCGATGGTCCGGTTAGAACACAAATGTTAGGTGTTTCAAATCCACAAAAAGAACAACAAGCGGGTAGAGTAAAAGATTTTATGAATTACCAGTTAATGGATCAAATGAAAGAGTACGAACCTGAATTTGACCAAATGTTATTTCATTTACCTCTAGCAGGTTCAACATTTAAAAAAGTTTACTATGATGATTTATTAGGCAGAGCAGTATCTAAGTTTATTCCAGCAGATGATTTAGTTGTGCCTTACACAGCAACATCATTAGATGATGCCGAGTCTGTTATCCATGTTATTAAAATTTCTGAAAACGATTTACGTAAACAACAAGTAAATGGTTTCTACACAGACATAGAATTATCAAAACCAACATCAGTAGCAGATGGAGACAAAGTTACAGACAAAGAACGTGAGATAGAAGGTGTTGCTACATCAGCTAGAGTAGAACAACTTTATACATTGTTAGAATGTCATGTTAATTTAGATTTAGAAGGTTTTGAAGATGTTGGAGAAGATGGTGAACCGACAGGAATAAAATTACCTTACGTAGTTACAATAGAAGAAGCTAGTCAAAAAGTTTTATCAATCAGAAGAAACTTTGCTGCTAGTGATACACTAAAAAACAAGATTCAATACTTTGTCCACTTTAAATTTTTACCTGGACTAGGGTTTTATGGTTTTGGATTGATACACATGATCGGTGGATTAAGTCGTACCGCAACTTCGGCTCTTCGTCAGTTATTAGACGCAGGAACTTTATCTAATTTACCAGCAGGATTTAAACAAAGAGGAGTTAGAGTCAAAGATGACGCTACACCAATACAACCAGGTGAATTTAAAGATGTAGATACACCAGGCGGTAATTTAAAAGATGCATTCGTATTTCTACCTTACAAAGAACCATCGCAAACGTTATTAGCGTTGATGGGGACTGTGGTAGCAGCGGGACAGAGATTCGCATCAATTGCTGACATGCAAGTTGGTGATGGGAACCAGCAGGCGGCTGTTGGTACAACTGTAGCTCTTTTAGAACGGGGTTCAAGAGTAATGTCAGCAATCCACAAAAGATTATATGCTGCATTAAGAAATGAATTTAAATTATTAGCAAAAGTATTTGCAACATACTTACCACCAGAATATCCTTACGATGTTGTTGGCGGACAAAAGAATGTTAAAGTAACTGACTTTGATGACAAGGTAGATGTACTACCTGTAGCAGATCCTAATATATTCTCAATGAGTCAGAGAATATCTTTAGCACAAACTGGATTGCAAATGGCAATGGCTAGTCCTCAAATTCATAATCTATATAATGCTTATAGAAAAATGTACGAAGCATTAGGTATAAAAGATATTGATAGAATCTTACCACCACCTCCACCAACTGCACCTAAAGATCCGAGTCTAGAACACATTGATGCAATGGGTGGCAAAAAGTTTCAAGCATTTCCAAATCAAGATCATAGAGCGCATATCACTGCTCACTTGAATTTTATGTCTACTAATTTAGTTAGAAATAATCCACCAATCATGGCAGCGATACAAAAAAATATTTTAGAACATATTTCTTTGATGGCTCAAGAACAAGTTCAATTAGAATACAGAGAACAACTTGTACAGCTTCAACAATTGGCGCAACAAGCAGCAGTCAACCCACAAGCACAACAACAAGTGGCTGAGATGACTCAAAACATTGATGCAAGAAAAGCTGTATTGATTGCAGAGATGACTGAAGACTTTATGATTGAAGAAAAGAAAATTACATCACAATATGATTCAGATCCGTTACTAAAACTTAAATCTAGAGAAGTAGATTTAAAAGCAATGGAGAATCAACGTAAACAAGAAGAAGCAACTTCTAAACAAGAGTTAGAAAGAGCCAAACTACTTCAAGCACAAGGTTTAAACCAAGAAAAACTTGAACAGAATGAAGAATTAGCTGAATTACGTGCTGAGACTTCACTTGAGAAGCAAGAAATAGCAAATGAAAACAGATTAACACTTGCTAACATGAAACCAAACAGATAAAAGGAGTATATTATGATGAATTACAAAACAGGCGGCAAAAAAGTAGCGATGCCAGAGCAAGAAAAAGTGGTTGACCCTAGATCAGAGAAAAGTTTTAGAGGAAAAAGCTTTATTGCTAAAGGCGACACTAATCCGGTTAAAGGAACTGGTGCTGCAAGAAAACAAAAAGACGTAACCTGGTATTAGTATGTGGTTAGGAGCTATTAAGTTAGCGTTAAACGCAGGAACGCATATTTACAAAAAGAAACAGGAAACTAAAATGCTTATGGCTGATGCACAAGCACAACATGCATCTAAAATGGCCACAGGTGAACTAGCATTTAGCGGAAAACTTTTAGAAGCTAGACAAAACGATTATAAGGACGAAGTAGTTCTTGCAATTTTGACACTGCCCATAATTGTCCTTGCATATGGAGTTTGGTCAGACGATCCACAGGCTATGGACAAGATAAAAATTTTCTTTGAGCATTTCCAAGCACTTCCAAAATGGTTTACTAATTTATGGGTACTTGTATGTGCTAGTATATTTGGTATAAAGGGTACACAGATTTTTAGAAACAACGGAGTTAAAAAATAATGATTGATAAAAAAGAAAAAAATACTTTAAAAAAACATAGCGTGCACCACACTGCAAAGCATATGTCTACAATGAAAAAGAAAATGAAAAAAGGCATGACATTTAAAAAATCACATAACCAAGCAATGAAAAAGGTAGGAAGATAATGAAAAGTTTTTTAAAAAATATGATTATCAGTTCTGTTAAACCAAAAGTTAACACAACAACTTTAGGTACAGCTAAAAGTAAACTAGCTAAAGCAATACAGAAAGAAAAAGCCTCTAGTGCAAAATTAGGACAAACTAAATTTGAAGCGGCAAACCCAAAATTTAAAGGCAAAAAATTTACATTTGCTCCTGTAGGAAAAGCTGTAAAAGAATCGGATAAAAAAAAACAAATTATAAAAGACAATTCTAAAGTAATAAGTAAAATGTTTAAAAAAGCACTGGAGAAAAAATAATATGAGAATGAGTTATAAAAAAGGTAAAGACGTTAAAAAAAAAGTTAAAGGTGGTGGATCAGACTTTGGAATGTTAAGTGTAAAAGCTGGTATAGACAAAAACCCAAACGCAACACAAGCAGATAGAATTGCCGGTGCAACAAAAGGCAAAAAAAGAACAATGGCTATGGGTGGCGGAATGATGAGAAAAGAATTTGGTAAAGGCGGTGGAGCCGATACACATGTTACTAAAGATGGTAGAACTGTTAAAAAAGGTCTTTACTATTATATGAATCAAGCCAAGAAAAAAGGCAAAAGTAAACCAGGTAAAGGTTCTGTTACAGACAAAGCTTTAAAAGCATCAGCTAAGACAGCAAAGAAGCCGACTAAAACAGCGTAATGGCTAGAACTGCAGCATGGCAGAGAAAAGAAGGCAAGTCTAAATCAGGCGGACTTAATGCTAAAGGTGTTGCATCTTACAGAGCAGCTAATCCAGGATCAAAACTTAAAACAGCAGTCACAACTAAACCTTCTAAATTAAAAGCAGGTTCTAAAGACGCTAGTCGTAGAAAATCATTTTGTGCTAGAATGACTGGTATGAGAAAGAGACAAAAACCAAGCAACAATACAGGTGATGATAGATTATCTAAATCACTTAGAAAGTGGAATTGTTAATGAGTCCAGAAACAGTAATTTATAAACTGCAAAGAGGAATAGAACTACAATTAGAAAATTTGACCAATGTTGTAACAACGGGAGTTGACAGCATGGAAAAATATAGATATATATTAGGACAAATAAATGCATTGGAATCAGTGCGTCAGGAGCTTTCTAGCCTGCTTAACTCAGAGGAGAAAAATGAAGGAACAGTCATCGATATTGGGGACCACAAGCCCAAAGATAACACTACCAAATAAAAACTTAGTTGGTGTAAAAAAATCAAAAGAAAAAAAAGAAGTTACAGAAGAAACTACAAAATTACCAAAACCTACCGGTTGGAGAATGCTTGTTTTGCCATTCAGAATGGATGAGAAAACAAAAGGCGGAATCTTACTAGGCAATCAAACTGTAGACAGACAACAAGTAGCATCACAATGCGGAAACGTAATTGCGATGGGAGATGCTTGTTACGTGGATAAAGATAGATATCCAAATGGTCCATGGTGCAAGGTTGGTGATTGGGTAGTCTTTGCCCGTTACGCCGGATCAAGAATAGAAATTGATGGTGGTGAAGTACGTCTTTTAAATGAAGATGAAGTTTTAGCAACCGTAGAAGATCCAACGGATATTCTACATAAATATTAACATAGGAAGGACACTATGCCGGAAGCAAATAAAATAAAAAAAGATGAGATGATGGTAGACATAGATACTTCAGGTCCAGAGACCGAAGTTAGTTTGCCAGAAGAAACAGTAAAAGAAACAGCACCCGTAGAACAGGAAACAGTAATAGAAACAAAACCGGAAACAGAAACAAAGAACGATGAAGATTTAGAAGATTATAGTAAAGGTGTTCAATCACGTATTGCTAAACTTACTCGTAAGATGAGAGAAGCAGAACGTAGAGAACAAGCAGCTGTGGAATATGCACAAGCTGTAGAAAAGAAAAGACAAATTGATAACGAAAGATTTCAACAAGTTGATTCTGCTTATACTAAAAAATTTGAGGACAATGTAAAACTAGGAATGGATTCAGCGCAAAAAGATCTTGCGATGTCTATTGAATCTGGTGATGCAGCGGCTCAAGTTGAGGCTAATAAAAGGATTGCTACACTTGCATTTGAAAATGCAAAATTAGAGCAAAAAAGAGAACAGCAACCTGTTATACAGGAACCTGTAAACATACCTCAACAACCACAACAACCACAAAATTTACCTGCACCAGACCCTCAAGCTGAGGATTGGGCTAGTAAAAATACATGGTTTGGACAAGATAGAGCGATGACCTATACAGCATTTGAGATCCATAAGGACTTAGTTGCTGAAGGTTTTGATCCTCAATCTACTGAATACTATGCAGAAGTTAATAATAGAATAAAAGTTGACTTTCCTCATAAATTTGGTAATACTGAAACTAAGCAAACGGCCAAGCCCGTTCAGTCGGTCGCTTCAGCTAATAGAAGTGTAAAATCTGGTCGCAAAACTGTGAGACTCACATCATCACAGGTAGCAATAGCTAAAAAATTAGGTGTGCCACTAGAAGAGTATGCAAAACAACTAAAACTCACGGAAGGAGCATAAGCATATGTCAAACGAAATAGAAAAAAAAGTAACTTCACGTGCGAGCCAAACTCGGTCAAATACTGAAAGACCAAAAGAGTGGGCTCCTCCATCTTCTTTAGATGCACCCACTGCGCCGGATGGATTCCGACACAGATGGATACGGGCAGAAAGTTTAGGATTTCAAGATTCTAAAAATATTTCTGGAAGATTAAGATCTGGTTATGAATTGGTGAGAGCCGATGAATATAAAGATACTGATTATCCCGTAGTCACTGATGGTAAATACGCAGGAGTGATTGGAGTAGGTGGCCTTGTACTCGCAAGGGTACCCGAAGAAATCGCGCAGTCAAGAACTGAATATTTTAAAAAACAATCTCAGGGTCAGGACGAAGCTATAGAAAACGATTTAATGAGGGAAGAGCACAAGAGTATGCCGATCAACGTTGATAGGCAGTCTCGCACAACCTTCGGTGGCAAAAAGTAATTTTACTTTTCCAACGATTAAATTAAACCGTACTGGAGGCCCTTAGGGGCAGGTACATAAGGAGAAAAAACATATGGCTAATAGACAAACAGCAGGATATGGTTTTAGAGCAGCTGGGACGCTAGGTAATACACCTGCAACTCAGGGACTTTCTAATTATAATATCGATGCAGCTGTCAATATTGACTTGTTCTACGGACAAGCAGTGGCAGTTACGGCAGGTTATGTTGTTACAGCAGAAGACGCTACAACAGCAGAATCAATTGGTGTTTTATATGGTATCTTTTATGAGGATGGAACAACGTTGAAACCAACGTTCAACAATCATTATAACGGT